GTCATAAATGCATCTTTCAAGTTTCCACCTGGTGCATCTACATCTCTAAATTCTCCTGGCTGTATCGATTGTGCTTCGTCTCGCATTTTAATTCCACGCATTTTAAATCCTGCGGGTAAATTAGATAACGTTCCTGCATCTAACAATTGTCTTAATGCAGCTGTGGCTGTTCTTGATAAACCACCAATCATATGAGTTAAACCAAAACCATAAAAACCTAAGCCTGGTAAAAATTTAAAGTGTACAAAATAATTTATTTTTCTTTTTAATGGATCTCCTATTTCATAATTACGTCTGATAGATAAAACTTTTCTTGTTCCTTCTTCTACAGTTACAATGTATGGAATTTTAATTCCTGTAGGTTCGCCGTTTGCTCCAGCATCTTCAAAACCTTCTAGGTCTAAATCTACATGACATTCTAAAAGAGTATACATTCTTTGATCTCTTCCTTTAGATGTACCATCTAGTTCTCTTTCAGCTTTTTCAGAACTTGTTTCATCCATGTAAGATGGATTAATTTCTATGTCTCGATAGAATCCACCTACTTGCTGTTTTCGTAATTCATTTTCTGACATACGAACTCTGTGTATAATAGATTCACAATCATCAAGTGATGTTGCAGTATAAGGTACAACAATATCAACTGCGGGTACAAATTTTGAAACTGCTCTTTGCATAATTTCATCATAGTAAATTTTTTTAAATGATGAACCTGCTAGTGGTAAATAAAATAACATTTGATCAAACTCTGCTTCGTACTCTGGCATCTCTGACATAATTTGATAATTCATAAATTGTTTTACTCTCATAGACTGAGCTTCTTTATCAGGTGTAGGCATGCCTATGATTTGAGTTCTAACAGGGCCAGCGGCAGGTAATAGTTCTTTGTAAGCTAGTGCTTGAAACTGAGTAACAGCTTCTGCTAATACTGGATGAGTTGCACCACTTGCACCTTTAAAAGGTTCTGTTCTATCGTCGTAATTAAAACCTAAAAGTTCTAGCCCTTCAGTATAAGTTTTTTCCCAATCTTTTCTTGAAGATTTATAATCTGCATAGTCTTCATACATTTTACTACCTAATGGATTTAATACATCGTCAGGTAATAGTTCAGCTAAATTTGCAAAATGGTCTTCGCCTTGTTCTTGGCTTCCTATTGATGGATCAAAATTTATATCGACACTACCATCTTCGTTTTGTTGAACGTCAATTGGTTGATCAACATTTTGTTGATCTTCTTCTAACTCAACTTGTATGTCTTCAACATTTGGAATATTAATTTCTTTTCTTACCTCGTTGGGTAAGGCCTTGTCTATTTCTGCCATTTATTTTCTCCAGTTTCACTGTCTTAACAGTATTATATCCAATATTCAAGCCTTGTGGATTAGGTCCACTTTTAGGTGGAGGTCCGAATTTTTTGCCTTTAATCATTAGTAATATGTTCTTTTAGTTTTAATAATTTTTTCCTCTTCATAGTCTTCAGGATGTGGAACTAATCCTCCTTGTCTAAAACGCATTATGGCTTGAGTCATACTATCAACTAAGTCATCATGATCTCCATAAGGAAAAGCTGCACACTCTTCAATAACCTCTTCTGCAAATTTTTCTTCGGGTGCCCACACCATACCACTTTCAAACAAAGGTGCAACTGCATTTACACGTGCATGTTTATCGTTTCCTTTTGAAGGTGTGTAGTTAACAACTGGTATACCCATGTTACGAAGTTCGTATGTTAGTGGTAGGCCACTAGCTTTTGCTTCAATCAATACAGTTTCTGGTTTCCAATAATCATATTGTTCTTTAGCAACACGACGAAGATCTGGAAACTCGTACCTTCCTTTTAGTGCATCTACTAATATTAACTGCTGTGGACTATCTTCTGAATCTCTAAAGACACCCCAAGTGGTGATAGCACTATAATCGGCTGTTTCTTTTTTCATAAACGCTGTGTCATAAGATTGAATAACGTGTTCTAAAGGTGGCATATCTTTTTTATCCCAAACATTCCACCACTCTCGTTTAATAATTGCACCTTCTTCAGACGTTGGATTTTGCATCCATTGTGCATTCCATTTACCAATAGATAACGATGCCTTAACAGTCTCAAGTTCTGCTAGTTTCCAATACTCAGGCCATACTGGTTTATTCGATGGCATAATAGCTGGAAACTCAATCAACTCCCATTGATCTGACTTAGCCTCTTTTTGATGTTTCAATAACTGACCCGTTAGATCTTTAACATTCCATCGTGTCATTACACAAACGATAGCACCACCTGGCTGCAACCTTTGACGTGGACCTGATGTATACCATTCATACGCACGCTCAAGAGCTGTTAGGTTCATTGCGTCTTGCTCTGAGTGTGGGTCATCAATAATCAATAAATCTGCACCACGACCTGTTATTGCTCCGCCAACACCTGATGCAAAGTATTCACCGCCTTGTTCGGTTTCCCATCTGCCCGCTGCTTGACTATCTTCTCTAAGCCTTGTCTCAAACACTTGTTTGTATTCTGTAGAGTCCATTAAAGTTTTAGCTTTACGCCCGAATCTAATGGCTAGTTCTCCGGTGTGAGTAGTTTGAATTATTTTAAGCTTTGGCTTACGCCCGATCATCCATGCGGGTAGCAAGGAGCTGGCGAACTCTGACTTTGTATGTCTTGGTGGCATATTGACAATTAATCTTTTAATTTTGCCTTCTGCTATTTGATTAAATTTTTCTGCAATAATTTTATGATGTCTACCTTCAATAAATTCTGGCCACATATGTTTGGCAAATGACAGAAAATCTTGTTTTACCTTAGATATTTTTTTCTTTTCATCGAGCTTCAAGTACATCTTCATGAAGTCCTTTTTCACGTCAGGTGGGAGTTTTTTTATTTTATCTAAATCAATTTGCATTTTGAAAAAAATTTTTTAAAAAATTTTCTAATTAATGTTTTTAACAATTATTGTTGTATTCCTTATTGTTTTGTAAATCAATAATGATTTTGAGGTCTTAAACCGTCTAAAACTCGCAATAATGACTAGCATTAGTTACATTTTTCTAGAAAAAAAGAATTAAGTAAAAATAACTTTTATGAATTTGCAAGTGTCTTGGTACCTCTATCAATCCTATAATCTCTCGCAACTTGTGACGAGTGGCTAGTGATTATTAGTAGTGATAACTGTCGACTATCAATACTAATTATAAATTGTTTAGAACAATTCTAAACTGTTTCAAGTTTACCAATACAATCGGCAAGACCCTCGCAACGTGGTTCTAGTTTCAAGCCACGAGTGGCGAGGAACTCGATCTGATCGCCCTCATAAAGTTTTAGTTCCTCATCAACAAGTTGCATTGCTAAGATGAATGAGTTCTTTGGGTGTTTGATATGGAACGCAATTTGATGAGGTGAGAACCTCAATTGATTACCTTTAGATACTTTCAACTCAACTGTAAAAAAGTGTTTATTTTTATTATATCCGAGTAAATCTGGCGTTCCTAAATGGCTAGTATTCTCGATCTTTGTCCACTCTATTTGAGGAGTTTTATTCTTTAAATACTTCCAGAGTTGTGCCTCATTTTGGACCATTTTTTGCCGTAGTTGATGCCTTATTTATAAGGGTTTTTATACTCTATTTAGTTGAATAAATCTTTAAATATAATGATATTAAATACAACTCTAGGTAGAGTTAAAATAGAGCTATAGATTATATGCTTGTTTATATTATGGGATATTGTAAGATATTCTATATGAAAGATATAAAAAACAAATCAACAGAAAGTAAAACAATGACTAAATATATATACAACAAAGACAGTTTTGATAATGCTCTTGAGGTTTCAAATTATTCATGGGGCTTTAGATTAAAAACTAAAAGAAGAACATGGATTGAAACAAATAAAACAAAAGGCGACAGAGTTTGTTTCTCTACTTTAAATCCTAAAACTGACAAATGGTGTGCAGTTAAAAAATCAACATATAATGCAGTTGATGTTTTATTTGTAGATGAGAACGAACACATCAAGTCAATCGGACTTTGGAAATATGGAACAAATGAAAAAGATCTTGAAAGCTTTATTTCTAAGATTGATTATAATTCATTAAGTTTGTTACAAAAGAAACAGATTGAAAGAATTAAAGCAGTAAACAAAGTAATGAAAAATGTTTCTTTTAAGGTTGAAAAAGTTTCTGAATATAATCTTTCCGACCCTCTCGACCTAATAAGAATGAGAAGAGACAACAACTCTGAAGAAACTAAAAAGAGAGAACAAGAACAAAATCAAATTAAAGGTAAAATTGTAAATGCTATCAATAGCACTTACAATCAAAGTTTGATTAAAAACAATTTGAAAGGAGAATAATAATGACAAAAAAACAATTAAGAAGATATGCATATTTTTTAATTAGAAAAACTTTTGGTTCATTCCATTTTGAGGAATGTTTATTTGATGGTTTCTTTTCTAAAAAACAAGCAAAAAGACATGAAGAAAAAGTTTTTGAAATAATAGGAAGTAAAAATTCAGATTATTTTCAAACTGATGCGTTGGATTATGCTTTTGACAGATATCAAAAAGAACCAACTCCAAAAATAAATGCAACTCAATTACAAGCCTATAAATCAAATCCAACTTATAAGACTATAATTGAATACATTAAATAGATCGAAACACCCTCAATTGGGGGTGTCTTGTGTTAAATACACAACTGATGAGATCAGAAACAAAACGAAAGAAGGAACAATGAATATAAAAGAGTTAATTAAAAATAATAAATATATCTGTAATTCAGATAATAAAAATTATATGGAAATTACAGAATTTAAAGACAATAAAATTTCTATATGCCCTCAAGGGGGTGGATTTGTTAAATCTATAGATATAGACAATGGAAAGTTTATTGAGGATGTTGTTAGTAAAAAAATTAAATTCACTAATAATATGCCAATGGAATGGAAAAAAGTTAAATTATTTCATGATCATTGGATTTCAGACAATAATAAAATTGAGCATTATATCGAAGGATATGTGACTAATCATAAATGGAATGGATGGTCAATTCCTATGGTTGAACTTGACCAAATTAAAAAATTTAATGAGATACAAGTTAAAACCAAATATATGGATGATTTTGCTATTTTTAAAATTATTGATGATGAAAATATATCTATCAGAGATTTTAACGAAGATGAGATAATCACACTTGAAAGATCTGAATTTAATGTGAATGGTAAAACAATTAAAGCTTTTGATGTGTCACTTGGTTGGACTTGGTCAGAAGAAGAAATAAAAAAAATAGAAA